AAACGCACAAAAAGAAATTAAAGCAGATCAATGGGAGATAATAGAATTTCCTGCTATCATGCCATCAGGTCAACCAGTATGGCCAGAGTATTGGAAGATAGAAGATCTACAATCTGTAAAAGCATCTATACCTCTAACTAAATGGAATGCTCAATACATGCAGAATCCAACTTCTGAAGAAGGAGCTTTGATTAAAAGAGAATGGTGGCGTGATTGGGAAAAAGAAGAATTACCAACTTTAGAACATGTAATTCAATCTTACGATACAGCATTTATGAAAAAACAAAGCGCTGACTATTCTGCTATTACAACTTGGGGAATATTTAGACCTGATGAAGACAGTCCACCTAATTTAATTTTATTAGACGCAGTTAAAGAAAGATACGAGTTCCCTGAATTAAGACGTATTGCTTTAGAGCAATATGGCTACTGGAATCCAGAAACAGTTATTATCGAGGGTAAGGCATCTGGACTCCCTTTAACTTATGAGTTGCGCAAGATGGGAATTCCTGTTATAAATTTTACACCTAGTAAAGGCAACGATAAGCACACTAGGGTAAACGCAGTATCTCCGCTCTTTGAGTCGGGACTGATATGGGCGCCCAAAGAAATGGAGTTCGCACAGGAAGTTATCGAGGAATGCGCAGCTTTTCCTTACGGTGATCACGATGACTTGGTAGACTCTATGACCCAGGCTGTGATGAGATTTAGACAAGGTGGTCTAATTCAACACCCTGAAGATTACCAGGAAGAAAAACAACCACCTAAACAAAGGACATATTACTAATGGAATTTGAAACATACGCAGATGTAATAGACTCGTACGAGATCAGTAATGATAAACTTCGAGGTGTATCCTTGACTGATTACATTAAAAACAATAATATAAAAATTAAGGAAATCGAAATGGATCCTTTAGGGGATCTTAAAGACACTTTAGGAAGTAGACCAATGGAAAAAGAAGGCATCATGCAAGTAGCATCCAGAAACATGGATGTTAACATACAAGAAGTTGTAAAAGAATTTATCAGAAAAAGAGGTCGAAGACCAAAAAGTTTAGAAGAAATAAAAGAATTTTTTATGAATGAAATGGGAACTGCTAGAAGACCTGATGTTAGAAGAGTATCTTACGAGCCAGGAAAATATAGTGATGAAGAAATAGAGATGTATGAAAATTACAAATACAATATGAACGAACAAATGCCTGGTATGCCTATTATGGAAATCGATGAGTTTTTAAGAATGGAATATGGTCAAGGTAGACTTGGCGTTGCCTCTGGAGGATTACCGAGCATATTAGGAGTTTAAATTGAAACTCCATCATTATAACGAAGCCTACGCACATATGGTCAGACGAGCAAAGTTCGCTGACGGCAGTCCTAAACCCTTACCAAAACCTGAACGAAGTTTTCAAGACAAACTAAAAACTTTAAAAAATGTTTCACAAGGCATAAGCCCTGAATCTAGAATCCGGTTGCTAGATTATTTTATTCAAGAAGCTTTGACCAAGGGTCAA